GGCCCGGAGACGGCGACGACGGCCACACCGAATGGCGTGTAGCTTCCGAACACTTCCGCCTGTGAGAGGCCGAGGGCGAGGAGGAAGTGGGCGAGGCATCGGACGACGCGAATCATCTCCGGGCGGCCGAGGACAGTCTCCCCTCTTAAACTAAGACGGCGCAGGCTTTGTCTGATGGTTTCCATAAGTAATCCCCCTTGCGGATAGGGCTTGTCTCATATACGCGGCGTTTTTCCTTTAGTGTACTTCGGTTTACATAAAAACGTAGTCGCATTGCGCTGTCGGTTTGGGGGAGTTTTGATTGGGGAATGGGCAGAAATAAAAAAAACCCTCGGAATGTTCATTCCGAGGGGGGACGAACGGCAAGATGCCGCCTTTATACCGCGTATTCTTCGCTGTAGACTTCGTACTCGTCGTGGGTTTCGCAATCGCAATGTTCTTTGCAATCACAATGTTCTCTGTGCCTCGGCGGCTCGTGGTGGTGACAGCGGTCGCCCAATTTGAGAATCAGGAGTGAGGCCGTGACCGCATGGCAGCCGCAGTCGGGGCCGTGGCCGCCGCAGCCTGTGGCGCAGAGTGTGAGTTCGTCGCCGGCACACGCCCGGACGATAACCATCCCGTTGCCTGCATAGGTGCCGCCGGGAATGGGCTTGCAGTTGAGGCGGAGCTCTACGCAGTCGGCTTCACGATGCTCCGCGGTGAACCATACGGCGTAGTCGGCGGTCTCTTCCAACACGACTTTTCTGCCGCGGGGTGTGATGTGTCCCGCCACGGGGCCGTGGCAGTTCAAATCCACCGCCGCGCCCTCTGTGAGAGAATGGGTGGTGAAAAGGTAGGCGTAGGTGTCGATTGCGCCATCTCTGCCATCGCAGCCGTCTCTGCCGTGCTCTCCGCGCTCGCCTCTCGGCCCCATCGGGCCGCGGGGGCCGGGGCGGCCGTCTTTGCCGTCACAGCCGCGCTCACCTTTTTCGCCGTGACAACCGTCCTTGCCCGGTCGGCCGGGTTCTCCTTGGAGGCCGCGCGGGCCGCGCTGACCGGGACAGCCGTCTTTGCCGGGTTCCCCTTTCGGGCCGGGACAGCCGTGCTTGCCGGGGTGACCGGGTTCGCCCTTGGGGCCTTGCGGGCCTCTTGGGCCGGGCGGGCCGGATCTGCCGTCGCAGCCGGGTTCCCCTTTGGGGCCGCGCGGGCCGGGATGGCCCTCTTTGCCGTCACAGCCGCGCTCGCCCCTCGGCCCTTGCGGACCGCGGGGGCCGGGCGGGCCGGGTTTGCCGCAGACCGTAACGCAACGCTCTTCCCTGCGAGGGGGCGTGTGACAGTCTTGCTCTCTGTGTTGTTCGTCTGCTTTGTATCGATTCATATTGATGTTTACCCCATCTTTTTAAACTGAGTGCGGGCGTATGTGCCCGTGGGGTATTGTATTCGGGGTAGGGGTTGTTTGGTGAGGGGAGCCTGCGCATGGGTTTTTGCGGTCGTTGCAGGGACGGATTTCATATCAGCCCTGTGTCGCTGCGCTTTCTTTGCTATTGTCGGAACCGTGTTTGTTCAGCCTGCTCCTTTTTAACTTGCGTTGTTTGCGCCTCGACCGCCGGTGAGGGGTGTTTGTGATAAAAGGACTATTTCTTATAGGTGAGCAAGAACATAAAGGGTCGTTGCTTTCACAGAACAACAAATCGTCAATGGCCGCCCCTACGTGGACCTCGCGCTACAACGCCCCGGCCGCCCGTATCAGCAGTTGATCCAAAAATGGCACCGCGGCGTGATTATCCCGCCAGTAGCCGGGTGAGTTGATTGCCCCGGCACGATTCAGAAGCCCGATGGCGGTCTCCACATTGTCTACGGAACCTCTGCTGAAGTTGAGTTCGGACAGGACGACCAAAAGCCGGTCGAGATGCGGCAAGTCCCGATAATGCTCCAACCAATGGTCGGGCGTGTTAATTATACCCGCCTGTACAAGTGCATCCACCGCCAACGGGACGGCTTCGGTCAAAAATTGGGCGGATGCCCAGCCGGTAAGGCGACCGTCTGTCACGTGGAGCCAGTCCCCGGAACGGCGGGTGGCTGTGACCAGAGTGCTGCGGGCAAATGTCCCCACGACGGGTGCCGTCGAGCCGGGTGATACGCGGACATTGAGGGGCGATGACTGCGTGGTGACACGGAACAGCGTCGCCGTGATTTCCTCGCTCGCTTCGCCTCCGCTCTGACCGCCCCCGCCGACTGCGGCAGCTACGTCTCGGCGGAATTGCGCCATACTCAAACCGTGGCGGTTCCACAGATGCTCCACGTCTGCGTGGTTCGACGCGATGCCCCGTCTGTGACCCTCGGAATGGCTGATAATTACGCCGTCCCCCAACGGGTTGAGCCGAAATTCGCCACAGAGCTGCGCAAAGAGCAGCACCGCCGTCTGATACGTGTCGTGTACGAAAGCGCGGGTGGCGGCGGGGTCATTGTCCACGAAATTCGCGCCGCTCCCGGTGTAACGAATGCTGGCCGGCTCGGTCATCTCGATGCCGATGTGGGTGTTGTTCCCCGCTCCGCCGCAATGCCAAGCGCGATTCGTCCAAGGCAGAATCTGAATCGCTCTGCCGCCCGCCTCGACAAAGCCGTGGACGCTGACACTCGCTGCGGGGTTGTTCCAACGGTCAATAAACACCTGCGCCCTCGGCTGCGGTACGCCCACACTATGGAGCATGAGACCCCGCACCGTAATCGTCTGCGGGTTTGTAAAGGTGCGGTGGTTTCGGATGAATGATTGGGTTAATATCATAATTTATCCTCCTGATTGTAGGGGGTGTTTTGAAACTCGGCGTGGCCGGATTTTTGAGTGATTTTTTCATCCTGCAAGTCAAATTTTTGCAGGAATAATTGGTTTATTTCAAGAAAATTTGCCGCCGCAGGGCGGAAAAATCGCCGAAAAGGCGGTTGCGTCGGGTTTCAAAACACCCCCTGGGGCGCCGACGCCCTCGGCGCGCCCTACGGACACGGGCGGCCACGCGGGGCCGCCCCTACAGCATATGTTGCAGACAGCCTAGTACATCCCTTCCAACAGCGTAAACTTCTCCGGAATTTCAAAGTCCTCGAAGGTAAACTCCAACTCCTCGGACAGAAAATCCGCATCGGCGTCAAACTTGGCCAAGACACCGCTGTCGAGATTACAGCCCTTGAGCACTACCGTCTGCCGCCCTGCGGCGGAGGTAGGATCCTCGTTGGCGATTTGGATGTCGAAATACACATCCTCACCCTTAGACTTGAAACGATACATCAGCTCACGGAAGATGCTCGTGTTGTAGTGGAACGTCGCACTCCCTCTCCCCCTCCAGCCGGTAGCCTTGTTGCCCCGCCCGGTTTGGCCGAGAATAGGTACCTCCTGCTTCACCCGCTCAATGGTGGCCTCTAAGTCGATGGCCTGCATGAAGTGATAACGGCGTCCCTCGATGGTCACATAGCACTCGGCTAAGGGCGCGCTGACTGCGTCTCTGGCGTTCATAAAGCTGTTCATTCCTCTCTCCTCTCTACCAGACCACAACGGTCATATACAACTGGCTCATCGCCGTCACAGGAGTAATCCGCCCCGTGACTACAACGCTCTGCTTCGTCTCACCCGGCTCTACAATGATATCCTCCGGCTCAAAGTCCTCGATGGCGCGGATGGTCTCCAGCCGCCGATGATGGCTCACGATATCGCTCCAAAGACTGATGCGCCCCGCCTCATCGTTGGGGATGATACCCAAGTAGCGGTCTGCGAACAGACCCGCAGTATCCGCCGCCACTTGGTCGAGCACACGGACGGTCTGGTTGAGCGAGAAGTCCGCTGAGCGGTCTGCCGTAAAGGTGGTGAGCGTGTTCACGTCCTCCACCACACGGACATCGCCCCGTCCCGCGCCGTGGAAGAAGAAACTGCCGTTTTTGCGCCCCTGCTCTAACTCCTGCCGCGTGTGGGTCGTGTCCACGGTGTATGCCCCGGTGTAACGGCGGTTGGTGAGGGAGCGGTTCACGGGGCATCCTGCGGACATGCCTGTGACCCAGTAGACGAGAGAGGACGGGGCGGTGAGGACACCTCCCTCTACGACTGCGTTCTCCACGGAGATAACACCCTCGTAGTCGGCCTCGGTACAGCGGTAGAGGACACATTGGAATTTTACACCCAGTTCCTCCCGCATCCGCTTGGTGTGTCGGGCGAACATGCCTTTTACGGTGTCATCCGCGGCGATACAGCCCATGGTGTTGAAACTGACCTGCTCGGACAGTTCTAAAAATCTGCCGTATTCCTCGTTTGTCGGCACACCGTCTGTGCCGCCTGTAAGGGGCATCCCCGCCGTGGGGGCAAGGGTCTGCGTGCGGTCGAAGCTGACGAAAGCGTTGTCACGGAGTTCCTCCATTGAGGCCGCCGTCTGATAATCTGCACCGATGCCGTCTACCAATGTCTCCACCCCGAACCCGTCCCCTGCGGGGGTAACCACCAGCGCAATCTGATTGCCGAGCACCCCCGGGTGCAGAGCCGTCGCCAGCACGCAATGCGCCCGCGCGCCCGCCGCACCCAGCCGAAAAAGATGCGCGACCCGTGCGCCTGTGAAGAGTTCCCGCAGCGGACGCAGTTCCGGGTGGCTGTACTCCCTGCCGAAAAGAGTACGGCTGTTTCGTACCAAGTCCTCCCCCGTCACCGTGATAATTTCCCCGCACGGCCCCCAGGGGAGCGGCATCGCCATCGCCGCATGGCCTCGGTCTGAGAGTGCCACGGAGGCCGAAGCCGCCGAGATGAAGTTGATATATGTGCCGAGCAGGATTATGTTTTGCGCTATGAATATTAAGCCGCCAATTGCCATGAATGTTATTCCTTCCCTTCGATGATTGTCGTGCGCGATGTCCGCATCACAACATGAGGTTAATATATTACAGCGA